AGCTTTGAGCAGTTCTGCAGCAAAATGAAAGACATCAACAGCATGTACTTACCAAGTGCATTGTCAGACATATGGGAAGAACATGTTGGTTCTCAAGAAGATCTTAACGTTAACCATTATATTAGGAGACCAAGGTGAGTCTATTGAATACCATTGAAACAGGCATCAAAGTGCCAGCAATAAAAATAAATGTAGCAGGAACTGATGGGATAGGTAAAACCACCTTTGCATCTAATGCACCTAGGCCTGTATTTATTAAGACAGAGGAAGGAACTAACTTTTTAGATGTATCTTCCTTTCCATTGTGCAAGTCATACGATGACATTGTTAAACAATTACAAACTCTTTATGAAGAGAAACATGATTACAAAACTGTGGTGTTTGATACCACTGACTGGGCTGAGAAACTTGTGCAACAAAAAGTTTGCGACATGCATTCAGTTAAGTCCATTGAGTCACTAGGTTTTGGTAAAGGGTACACAGAGTCCGCTGAGTTATATAGGCGGATACTTAAAATGTTTGATTTGTTACTGGAGAAAAAGATGAATGTTATCTTGCTCTCCCATGTAGCGATTAGAACTTTCAATGATCCTGAGCGTGAGCCCTATGATCGTTGGGAAATGAGTCTACACAAGAAGGTATCATCGATGATCCGGGAATGGGTAGACTTCAACCTGTTTGCTAACTACGAGGTATCAACTCGTACTAGTGGCCAGGGGTTTAATGAAAAGACCAGAGCAGTGTCATATGGCAAGCGAAAGTTATTTCATAAATTCACCGCAGCCTTCGATGCTAAGAGTCGAGTCGACTTGGGCAATGCCCCATTAGATCTTGACTTTACTGCATTCATGACTGCTTTCAAAGAATCTTTAAAATCTAAAATGAAGGAGAAGAAAAATGTCGGATGATTTATTTAATCTAAACTTAACTGATGTCGAAGATGACAGCGGTTCAATTGGGCCTATGCCTGCTGGAGACTACGAAATGGTAGGAGCATCATGGGAAAGTAAAAACAGTAAAGCCACAGGTCATAAGATGCTGAGTGTAACTTATGAAGTTGTGGGACCGAAGTATTCAGGTAGGAAAGTTTGGGAAAACTTTATGCTTGAAGGCAACGGACTAAACGTCTCTAAAGGGAAGCTTCGTAACTGGAGAAAAGCCATGAGCATGGATCCTGATATGGAAGCTTTCGGTTTGGAGGATCTTGAAAGCATGATGAGTGTCCCTTTCAATGCCAACCTTCGTATTGAAGAAGGCAGAGACAAGGGTGATGGTACGAAGTGGGAAGATAAGAATGTGATCGCTAAGTTTTTAGCTGGTGGTTCGTCTGCAACGTCTTCCCCTTCCCCAGCACCAGCACCAGCACCTAGCGGTGATGCTCAAGAAGATCCTTTTGACTGGGATAAGTAAACGATTTCTACCACGACATTGAAACAGGTCGACCTATTAAAAGGAGAGAGTGATGTTGTTGGTAGAATCCTCGAGCGAGTAACTAAAGCTATGAATGACCTGAACTTTGCTTTGGTTACTCCTCGCCTTTTTATTATAACTAAACCGGGAATAATATTCCCATCTTTTTTGGAGAAAAGAAATGCTGATAGACAAAAGAGAGGCCAACAACCTCGTTAATGTAATGGAATCTTTGTTAAATTCTTTGGACAAAACATTTGATAGTTTGCCAACTGACATCGACCAGAAAGTGAAAGATGCTAAACTAACTTTATTAAATGTGGAAAGAAAAAATGATAGAAAAAGAAAATTTATTAGATTCTTTAGATAAAAAAACTTGTGAACAAGTGATGCACGATTTACATATGTGCATTGATGATTGGTCTAGACAAGATCTAGATACCAAAGCAGCTGTAGTTACTCTTGCAAGATTCTGTGTTGAATTATCTTTTAAATTTTCACACACACCTTATGATGCTATGCAATTACTATCCACGGTAGTAATGGATAACATCGAATCTTATGAGCATGAAGAGTTAATGCAGCTTTTGATACAACCCCGTGATCAAAAGAAAGAGATTCATTGAAGCTTAGATACTACCAACGCAACGCTATAGATGCTCTTCACTCTTGGTTTGATACCAGGCCTGAAGACCCAACGCTTATTGCCTTACCAACAGCCGCTGGTAAAACCATTATATTTTCACACTTCATTAAAGAAGTCTTTAACAAAAACCCCAAGGCCAGGTTTCTTATCATGGCTCATAGAAAAGAGTTGGTTGCTCAAGCTGAAAACAAACTAAAGTCTGTGTGGCCAGATGCCCCGGTGGGTGTGCTCGCTGCTGGTATGAAACGCTTTCAACACAATGCACAAATTCTTGTTGCCAGTCGTGATACCTTGGCCTCGCCCAAGAGATTAGAAAAGGTTGGCAAGTTTGACTACATGATTATCGATGAAGCACACAACGTGCCACCTAGTTCTTTGACTCGATACAAGAAAATCATTGACACCCTATCAGAACGCCAGGCCATGAAAGTTATGGGTTGTACTGCTACGCCCTATCGCATGGGTCAGGGTTATATCTATGGCAAGCGTAAGGATCATTTCTTTAAGGGTCTTGCCTACAGTGTATCGATACCAGAGTTAATACAAGCAGGTTATCTGTGCCGATTGTCTGCCTTTGCTGTCAACGACAATGCCATCATTGATGCTAGCAAAGTTAGTTTGAAGTTTAAGAATGGAGACTTCCGGGAAAAAGAATTAGAAGACATAGCCATGGTAGATGAAACCATTATTGAGGTTATTAACGACTGGATAGATAACGCTTACACCAAAGGCAGAACAGCTTCTGTTTTCTTTTGCGTGTCAGTGCTACATGCAACCAAGATGACTCAGTACTTACAGCAATACAATATTAAGGCTGAACTTATTACAGGTGAGACACCTAACGATAAGCGAGACCAAATACTGCGAGACTTTGAAGATGGCAAGATCCATGCGCTGTGCAACGTTGGTGTGCTGACTGAAGGTTGGGACGCTCCAAGAACAGATTGCATAGCTTTACTAAGGCCAACACAAAGCATTGGCTTGTATGTGCAGATGTGTGGTCGTGGCATGCGACTGCATGATGACAAAGACAATTGTTTGCTGCTTGACTACGGTGAGAACGTAGCTAGGCATGGCTGTCTAGATGAGGTAGAGCCTGACGAAAGTCTTCCCGGAAGATACAAGCCTAAGATTTGTGCAAGCTGTAATGCTATCAACTCACCCTCTGCTAAAGAATGCATTGAGTGCGGCCAAGTGTTTGAGTCAACACAATCAAAAGTTCTCTGGACCAAGAAGGAAAGAGAAGTAGCAAGGCGTACCAAGGCTGAGAGACAGGCTGTCTTATCAGATGAAAAGAAAGCATCGCCTCCTAAAAACAAACCCATCACAGATATCTTTGCCTCAGTGGTTAAGTCCAAAAATGGCAGTGAGTATTGTCAAGTAGTCTTTACAGTTAAGGATGAGTTCTTTCCTAAGAAGATGCCACTAATGTTTGGCCATCCCACTGCACACAACATGGCGGTGCGTAAGTGGAAGAAGATCACTACCAAGTGGGGATCACCAAGTCAACCGTGGATGGCCGCTGAATTAATTAACAGTGGTGCATTTGATACAATCTCTGAAATCATTGTGCAAAAGCAAGGTAAGTATGAGAACGTTGTTGGAATTAAAACTAAACAAAACGAAGATATAGATTTATGAAAGATATAAATCATTTACTAGACGATGTTGAGCTGCAACAAGAGAAGCGTCAAAGATTTTACTTAGGCATGAGTCAGATAGGTAATCCCAATCAACGTTTGTTATGGATGCGTTATCGCTGGCTTATGCCTGATGATATGCCTGCTAGAGTTTTAAGGCTTCTTGATCTAGGCAACGTAGTTGAAGATGATCTTATCAAGAAACTTAGAAAGATTCCCGGTGCTCAGATATTTGATCTTGCTTCTAATGGTAAACAGTTTGAGACAGAGGCACTGGGAGGCCACGTCAAAGGACACATCGATGGCGTAGGGCAAAACTTTCCGGGGATTGATACCAAAGATCCATTCTTGCTAGAGTTCAAGACAGCCAACGACAATCGCTTCAACAACCTAATAAAGCTTGGTAGTTATTGTGAGTGGTCAGAAGAGTATGCTGCCCAGTTACATTTATACATGGGCTTGTTTAAGTTTACTCAATGCATTGCAATTGTTTATAACAAAAATAACTCAGACTTATATACTGAAATAATTCAGTATGATAGTAGTGCTTTTGATTCTTTGATAGAGAAAGCAAAAAGTATTTTACTAGCAGAGATCCCACCAGATAACTACATACCAGAAACAGATTACAGAATCAAAAGTTATATGACACCAGGCCAACAAGCCTGTTACCTAAGTAGAGCACTGCCACCTAAAATACATTGCAGATCTTGTAGGTTTGCTAAGGTTGACATTGAGAAAGGAGATGCTCATTGGCATTGCACTCAGCACGATAGAAAGATTAGCGAGGACAGACAAACCAAGGGCTGTTCAAGACATAACTTTATACCTGAGTTGATACCAGCTCATGTCATGGAAAAGGATGACGATATGGTTTTGTATGAGAAGGACAAGATTAGATTTGTTAACGTGGCTGAGAACTTTAACACGCCGGGCGAAAACTTTTTTTCTAGCAAAGAGTTAATTGAAGTTGTAAACAGTGGGTTTCCACAAGAGATCTTGGAGACTTGCGATAAAGTTAAAAATTTATTTAATGGTGCATCTATTACACAAATTAGGCCATGGATTGAAACCAGGCCATCAACTTAATGCAAATCAAACTACCTTTGGATGTTTACTATTCAAAGAAAAAAAAATTTATTCTGAACTTAAACAACTACAGGAACGCACACTACAGAGTTTTATCTACAGCAAAAAAAATATACTCAGAAGATCTTGTAGAAAAGATACAAGACTTACCTAAATTTATTGAGCCAGTTAGATTGACATACACCTACTATGCTAGAAGCAACAGAAGACTTGACATAAGCAATCCATGTTCAGTCATAGATAAGTTTGCTTGTGATGCTTTGGTTAAAGCCGGGATCATACAAGACGATGACTTCAAACAAGTAAAAGAAGTGGTCTATAAGTTTGGTGGAGTAGACAAAGACGATCCAAGATGTGAGCTGGTGATTGATATATTCTAGGGTGTGCCTAGTATTTTGTTTATTTCTTCTTCTCTTAATACATCCGCTGCTCTTCTAACTGGCGGAGCAACTGATTGCTTGCGTGGATCTTCGAATTGTCCTTGAAGGCTCTGCCCTGTTAAATCTAATCTAGCGCCTAAAAGTTCTGAAACAGGAACATCTTGAGCAGCTTTAATTTCTGTCCCTCTTCTAGCAAAAGATAAAACATCTGGATCTATTTCGCTAGGTTTAAATATTCCCATCATAACCTTATCTCTGTTTGCTACTTTTGCAACTTTTAACTGTTGTTTAATTTCATAATCTGAAAGACCCAGTGTTCTTGCATCTTCAATTGCGGTATAAAGATCTCTTAATGAATTATATCTATTTTTGTTCGTATTAATATAACCCTTTATAAAAGCCTCTGAGTCTCTTTCACTATTTGATCTAAGAAGTCTATTAAACTCATTGGTTGTTTCTCTAATAGCTCTTTTAGATTCTGCTGCTTTATAATACAAAGATTTTTTTAACTGCGGCCTTACAGTTTTAACCCCAGTAAAAGCTGCTGTTAAAGTTTCAGCTACATCAATTGGTCTTCCTTTTGGACTAATTAAATCTTTTTCTCCTGTTGCAAGAGACGCTACAGCAGTAATAAAATCTTTTTGAACAAGTTGAGTACCTTCTGCATCTTTTTGAATTGTAACAGGCAGTGCTGTTGGGGCTATCGCATTAAAAACATGTATAGCTTGTTTAAGGCTTTTGTCTCCAAGTGTATCTGATTCGTTGTAAATAATTTTACCAGTATCTGTTCTTCCTTGCCTTGCTTCTAAAACAGCGTTAAAACCAAGACTTGGGGCCACAAATGGATCTGCCATTTCTCCTATTGCATCTGTTGTCGC